AGTCCTTCACCACTGAATGACACAAGTGCTGTAATTGGCTCATTGTCGTATTGGCCACTAACCTCAAACTGAACGCCCTTGATAGCCGTATATGGGTCTGTGGGCGTATTGACATTGGTCGTATACAGCGCGTACTCATTGTCGTTATCCAAAAGCCATGACGCATACAACGTGTTGTTCTGCGACATCCAAAGGCGTGACTGATGGATAGCAATAGTCTCTGCACCTTGCGGGAATAAATCCTTGCCTAGTTTATATATATGGCCTGTTTTCCCCGGTGGATTGTCGTACAGGAGTTCAATGTCACCTACGTTATCCAGTAGGTATATTTGCGATTGCGTTGCACCCGCCTCAAGACTTACCCCGGTGGAAGAACTGACAATTACAGGCGTTGTAGGCATTACATCTATCTGTGCAATAAGCCTAAAACTGCCGTCAGTAAATGTATTGACGTTGCGCCTATACACAAGCAAGTGTGTGTATCCAGCCCCTGATGCATCCCTAAAATCACCCGCAAGGCTAACCCGTAGGCGACTCTCTGCGTCACTTGTTAATACCGGTACAGATATCTTTGATTGAGAACTTTCAACACCGCCAAAAAATGATTCCGTAGTGCCACTGATTGTATATGGAGGTATCTGCGTAAAGGTATTAGTTGAGGTTGTGCTTGTATATGAAGGCGCGGCTTTCCATCGTGAAAACGTATATTCATAACTACCCGAGCCACTCAACTCACCGTTGTAAACCAACTTGCCGATATAAAAGACAATTTGGTTTGCGGCAATTGATGTTGAACCGGTACTACCTATGGCCCCCGGTTCAGGTGTCACTAGGTAGTCATTGTTACATCGTATGTATACGGCCTTGACGTTATTCCTACTGCCTTTAGGGAACATACGCAGGGGGAATACTAGGTATCCATTCTTTGCATCATAAGACCCCTCAGAACCCCACGTGATGGCTGTAGCGGAACCATTCTGTAAGCCGATGGTGAATGACTGGTCGTAGTTAATAAACTGTGCGGCTGGTTGAAATTGAATACTTACATACTCTTGTGCCGACCAGTCGTTAGTTGTAGCACTTACGTCGTAGTAGAAATGACGGTTTTTAAGATAGCCTCCATATGACGGAGCCGTAGTGGTGCTATTTATCTTTGTGCCGTACACCTTTACTAGTTTTGTATCGGTGTCAACGGCTACGTCTGCGGTATTTGTTTTAGGGACATTCGGAATTGCATAGACATTACAGTAGTCAACGTATATAGCACTGCTAGTATCGCTTCCGTTGTCAGTTGCGTTCTGCAATTCAACCTGAATTGTTCCACCAGTCAACTGGTCTTTGAATGCCCTAAAGTCAGCAATCAAAGTATATACATTCCACCCGACACGGTTACTTGTTGCTTGAGGCCTTATAACCGTAGATGCACTACATCCTGATATAGGACTTCCAAGAGACGTATAACCAACTAGCCGAACTACAATGCCACGCTGGTTATAAGCCGATAGATTTCCTACGGTAGGGACAAAGTTAATTAAACGTGTTTGAACAGCGTAAAGACAGGCTGGTTCAACAATAGTCGATGAACCATATAAGGTATATGTTTCTGTTGGGATGCTTAGGTTTTGCCATATCCCCGGCATCGTTCCACTGACCGAGTTTTCGTTAAACTCACATTGAAAACCTGCCGAAGGTGTAGGACGCGGTGGTGTACCACCGTCGTTGTACTGTGTAATAAAACTACTGCCAGTAAACTGCGTCCACGACGTAATCGTTGTGCTACCTGACGAACCCGCCGTAAAGTCAGCATTAGCCGTAAGCGTTGCTGAGTTTGAAAGAGCAAACGTAGTGGTGACCGTCTGGTGGGCGGTTCCTTGAATTGACCGCACCGTGAATGGTGCAAGTTCTGCTACGGGCGCGGTAGTGATTAGCCCCGTCGCAACAGGGATTGTTTCCCCCTTGAAAGACGTAACCATCGTCAACGATACACCCGCACCTGTAAACGTAATGTGGTTTACAACCGTGCCACCCGTGATACTTGTAGGCAATGCACTGGCTACATAAAAGTCATTACCATTGACGTGTGAAACATAATAGGCTGTATTCAATGCCAAACCAGCAGGTGGTGACCCTGCTGTAATAACAACAACATCACCACGTGTCAGGCCGTGTCCAGCCTTTGTGAAAAGGTTAGTATTAGCAATGACTGCCGTAATTACAGCCGTAGGTACGTTTGTATCAATACGAAGTGGATAGTTACTTGTACCTGTAGCCGCAGGGCCGGGGGCTACATAGACGTATCGGCCTAACTGCGCCATGCGGACTAGTGATGGCTGAATATTAGAGAACGACAACGTACCCGTCTGGGACATTGGGATTGGCAACGAGTCAGTGTGATTATTGTCATTCTTCCAGAAGCGCGTGTTACCACTTGCATCCTGCCCAACAACAATGGCTGAACCTATTAGGTTTCGTGACGACTTGACTGGAATACCATCCCAGTATTCACCTGTTGTATTGATACGGTTTGTCGTAACGCCCTGTATTCCACGACGAGGAACAAGGCTACCATTCTGCACCATCAAGTTAGTGATGCGTTGACACAGGCCGTCCTGTAGTTTGTTAGGGTCTGTGTATGTATCCATACCCGTGAATACACGGTCACCTACAGTAAGAGCCTGTGTTACAGGCATTGCTGAACGTGTTTCTGCCATTAGTCGCAAGCCTTTCGTTGCCACGCATTAGCAAGCGTTGCAGGAATCTTATAAGAACTAGCAATCGGCCCAAGCATATACAATCTAAAGATAGGAATGGTATATGGCAACGACGCACGACTTACATTACAAGTGTCAGTAACCCAGTTATTACTTAGACTGCCATCACGTTTATAGGTAGGACACACACATCCGTTGCTAGAAGGAGTAGATAATCCCCCTAGCCATCGAAATGCATATGACCTATATCCTGCGGCCATTATGGGTCAATTCCAGTAACCGGGTCAGCAGATGTGCTAGAAGCGACAGCGGCAGTCCACGATAAAGCATCAACTTCATCGTATACGTTGAGTGTAGCACCTACAATTTCGGACTTATTACGCAATGCATACAACGCTTCTTTGACTAACCGTCCGGCAGAAGAACCTCCACCGATATTGCGATTAAGCAAAGCATCTGCAATTTCATTACTAGCATCCGATGCCAATGCGTCTGCGTCAATAGCGTCAGTATCAATAGATGCGGCTGTAACTACGTTGGCTTGCATCTGATGAACATTGGCCGCAATGTGATTGCTTGCATTTATGCTTACTTCATTGGTTGTTGATGCTGTTGCACTACGCACTAATCGTGCGCCAAAGGTATTGGCCGTTGTATATGAAGCAAGCAACGCATTATAAACATCAGCCGCTACTGCACCGGTTTCAATCCGTGCCTCTGAAGGAGTTGCGTCTGTGACAAGACGAATAGATATAGCACTGTTTGCAATCTTAGCGGCGGTTATAGCATCAGTGGCTATCTTAGCGTCTGTAATTGCATTTGATGCTATTGCACTTGCGGTTATAACTCCAGAATTAATAGTGCCAACGGTCACTTCACCACCGATTGCAATAGCCAAAGAACTGAAGTTAGCCGGAAATGTTGGAAGAGCCGATAGTGGGTCTCCGGAATACACATAACCAATTAATTGCACCGTCCTAATTAGTGCGTCCACAATGGTTACTGTCAACACACCTACTGTATCCAGATGCCCTGCAATCATTTCGTAATACCAAAGACCATTACTAATATGTGTAAATGATGGGCTTACAGGTACGGTAGCAGGTGTAACTCCATTTTTAACTATTGACACACTAGTAGATGCACCTAGGCCGGTAGTTTGAGCGGTAAATCCATCTGATGCACTAACTGCATAGAAAAAAATTCTTCTGCGAAGTAGATTAGATTCATTCTGTGTAAATTGAAACATTAGTTTAGCCCCGCATTCAATCCGAGTCTAGGCTCTGTAGCACCACCAGCAGTCGGCAATGGATTTGCTTCTGCCGCACCAACTGACGGTGGACTAGGTCTAGTGTAACCGTAAATATCTGTTGCTGGCGCACCTGTAGCCGTTCCATCACCACTTACAACACCGCTTATGTTTGGCATAAGGAATAGATTCCTAGCCGCACCGGTTATAAAACCACCGGTAAAGTCTAGACCATATACACCGGCTGAAATGTCATTTCCGAGTGTGTTAGTAACAAGCGTCCTTTGAGTTGCAAAGGTTACAAACCGACAGTAGTCTTCATCCATTTGCCCAGACACGTTGGCTACCAGTGAGTTAGTGTGAGCAAGCAACAAACAGTTTCGGACTGTGACTGAAGCAGTTGATGACCGATAGAGCGCAGTATTTATAAATATCCCACCTGTGCCACCTAGGGTAGTACAGTTTGTAACTTTTACTCCACTTAAGGTTCCTGTTCCAGAACCAGTAGTAAAGAAAATACAGTTACTAATACTGGTCACGACAAAACAGTTCTCTATAGTCATGCCCATATCTTGATTACCAGACGATGGAGCATTGCCAACTATCTGAAATGCGTTAGAGCGTCCTATGATAAAGCAGTTTTTAACTAAGTGATTGGCTGTTACGTTAGCGGAAATATCAATACGGATTCCGTTACTACTACCAGTGGTCGTACAAATACACTTGTCTAAAGTAAGGTTTGTTGAACTTGCAGATGTAAAACCACTACCTGCCGCACCCTCAAATTTAAGATTCTGGAAGTACAAGTAGTTTTTTGACGTAACTGCCATTGCCGCACTAGCACTACCAGTCGTGTCATCGTTAGTAGTAAAACCAGTAATACGGCATTCACCAGCAGTACCAAAAATGGCTCCGTCTGTATCACCCTTGATGTAAGTTGTTGCAGTTGGATTAGTCATACCAACAGTACAGACTTCTCTATAGACACCAGCGGCTACCCACAACGTATCACCAGATGCAAACCCAGAGGTTGCACCTAGAGCATATGTAATAGTTGCCCACGCTGTACCGGTAGATGTACCAGCCGCTCCATTTGAACCAGTAGTTTTAACGTAATAGGTAGCCATTATTCATTTACCGACTGACTGTCTATTACCAGCTGAGTCGCTATGACAGACATAAACTGATAGACGTATTCACGTTGAAACTCGTCAGGTTGCTGGTTCCACCACGTATTAACTGATGTTCCATCTACCCCAAATGTACTAAGCACATTACCAGCATCATCCGTAATGTCGGCTTTGATTATCCAGTCGGGAACTGGAGATGTTACACGAGTAAAGGTTAGGTTGACTATATTCATGCTGGGTCTACCGTTACGTCAGCAGTATTCGACAACGAGCCAGTCCACGCTACCGCTGAATCATCCTCTTTGTATACACTCATTGTGCCTGTACCTACAGATACCTTATTACGCATTGCTCGCAATGCACTACGAACGGTACGTTCGTTCAGAGTGTCTGTGCCGTCACCTGTACTGTCTAACTTTCGATTGAGAATAGCGTCTGCTGTCTGCGCCGCTGTAAGACCACCACTCGAAAGCGTAATGGTTAAGACGGCTCCATTAGTACCACTTGCACCTCTAACGACAATCGTAACATCTGATGCACCAGCAATAAAAGCCGCATCAGGAACATCCAAACGATACACGCCCGGAGTGAATGTACTTGAAATCTCAGCAAAGCCACCAGAAGCCCACGCGCCTGTAGGTGTCTGCGTGACCAGCGTTATAGCCACCGGAGCCGCTTGGTTGCGGACGTAGTATGCCGCTAGGTTAGCAGTGTTGAATGCCAACCCTGTAGCGCCTAGGTAGAGTTCGATGGACTGTGATGTGCTTGCTGGAGCGATGGTGATGGCGGATGCGTTCCGCTCGATGCCGCCATTGTATGCAATCAGCGAAGGAAGAGAAGTGATTACACGATAGGTAATACCGCCAGCGTCAGGCGATGCACCATTCCACGCAACATTGTAGAGGTCGGTTGCTGGAGCTGATGTAGCAGTACCAAATGCGGTATTAGGACTTGATGCATACGGAGTAAACGTCTGTAGATAGTTTCCGTTTGTCTGTAGAAGGTAACCGATATCAAGCCCACTATCTCCACCAGTCGTTGAGTTGGCTCCGAGTGTCCCCATATTGGTACGGTACGCACCAAGGAAGCGGTTAAAGTTTTCTGTCATATGTCCAGTTGTACTACTTTGCAACGCCTGTGAACACCTGACCCATACACAGTTTCTAACCGTAGAAACAAAAGATAGGCTTCCTGTCCTTTGAGTTACACCATAGACGTAACCCAAAAATGTACAGTTTGTTATAGCAACTTGTATTGTCCCTAACTCCATAGGTTGCGACCCACTATCAAACAAACAAGAAGTGATTGTAGATGTGTCTGCGACATTACCTCCAGTGAGTTGTAAAGAATAAAAACCACCGACAAACCTACATCTGGTTATAGTTGCATCTAGTGCTGTTGCGCTTACGCTTGACAAAAACAAAATACCGTTTACATTGCTGGTTGTTGTGTTTTCAAAAACACAATTAGTAAACTTCCAATACCGCGCGTTTGAAGCAGATACACCGCGACCTGTAGTTGTTTTCCACCAAATGTTTGACCACTCAAAATAGTTACGGCTAGCGGCAATGATAAGGTTAGCGGTAACAGTCTCGGATGTTCCTGCGGCATTGAATGCACTAATTAAAACCGGTCCGGCAGTTACTCCGCCGAAAAACTGAGAGTTAGGGTCACCGATGATTTGAGTAGCCGCGGACGGTCCAAATCCAATAGTAACAGATTCGTTATAGGTCCCCGGAGCGATATATAAGATATCCCCGGATGCCATACCAGCCGCACCGAGTGCTTTAGCCAGTGTCTTCCAAGGGCCTGTAGTACCACTGGTGTACGTAGCAGATAAGCCAGTATAAGAATCATTACCAGTGCTAGTAGATAGATAGTAAGTAGCCATTATTCAGCGGTTCCAGTAATGATTTCCTGAGCCATAATCAGCGAAAACTGTGTGCTGTATTGTTGTTGGAATGCAGCATCCTGCGTAACCCACCAACCGAATACGCTTGTACCATTAGGCCCAAACGTGCCGATGATATTTCCAGCATCGTCGGTGATATCACCAAAAACAATCCAATCACCGGGGCTGTTAGGGTTAGGCTCCAGCCTGTAGTTTTGCAGATTCATTTGCCCACCTTCAAAGCATTGATTCCTGTACCCTTGAACGGCATCGTCAAGAACGCCAGCACACTGGAAACCGCAGCGGAGACACCCGCCGCTACCGCCTTGCTTCCGTAGAGTGCCAGCACTGCGCCGAGTTCAGAAATATCTTTGGCTTCAGCGGTGCGTACGCCATCGCCGAACACAGAACTAAAAGCGGCGATAAAGGCTACAAGCACAACCACTGCAAGTCTTTTAATGCTAATCGTATTCATCGTTCTAGGCTTCCTTCTATCTTGGCTACACGGCTTTCAAGTTTCCCTAGCCGTTCTTCTATACGTCTGACCTCACTACCCTGCGATATGAGACTATCAAGTATGTTGACTAACGATGTTTCTATTCTAACCAGCCTTACTATTAAGGCCGTATATCCTGCCCCAATACTTACAAGCGTAACTATTATTTGTATACCAGCGGTAACCCAGTCTGGACTAATCTGCATATTCACCTCTACTTCACCGCCGGAGGCGTAACCGGTGGTGAGTGATATGGACTTCCATCCATTTTAAGCGATGAATCTAACTGATTCCAAAGCCGCATTGTTGAGTCAAACCACCACTGTTGCCACAGTTGAATTCTGGCGGCAAGTGACGGGTCGTCAAGGTTTTTCATTGCAAGTTTGTATGCCGCATACACAGGCAAGCAGTTACGCAACACATCATCAGGTGCAAAGAGTGAATCTGCATTTAGGCTATGCACACCGGCAGGTATTGCTCCTGCTATGGTTACAGCCGCTCCACCAATTGTTAGTGATACGGTGATGTTGGTGGCTGTCTTTGTAAGTATGTAATACGTTGTTCCGACGTTGAGACCTGACGGCAACGACGTTGTCGTTGTGAAATATACAGGTTGATTTACAACAAGACTGACTGCACCATACGTGCCACCGATGTTAGCACTTCCACCACCTGTTGGCGTTATGACATAGATGCCGGTTGTTGGCGGCAATCCAGCACCATAAACAACAACTGTGGATGACGTTGCTACCGCAGGAAAGATTGCAAGTGTTTGTGGTTCACGCTTATACCAATACGTCGGTGATGTTGTCGTTCCACCATTTGGAAGTGTGAACGTACCGGTAAATGTTTCAAAGTTTGGTTGCCATGCACGTAGTCGTAAGTCAGAGGTGTGTTGTAGAACTGATGTTCCAACCGTCACGCTCATGGGTGACCAAATACTTGATGTACTCAAGGATAAAACTGAGCCAGTAAAAGCGGCAGTTGATAATGTCGTCGGTATATATACGCATGAGCGCGCCATCTCTGCGGCGGCTTCATTAATAAATTGGTCAATGGTTACCGTGGTACTAACAATAGTTGTTCCACCTGAACCATCAGGTAAAGCACCAATAGAACTATTGCCTATTGCGCCAACTTCATTGAGTAGCAGGAGGGTGTCATTACGGAGGTCTGCAAGTGTAGCCATTACACCATCCTTGTGTGATACATAGCCGCGTAGGCCTCTACGTCGCCCAACCTGCGCTGATATTCCCCTAGGTAGATTTGCATCCCCGGTACGTCTCTAAGTTGCATAGCGCGTTGATATAGAACAGCGTATACAAGGCAATCATGTGCTACTAGTGGAAGCGGACACTCATGCTCTTCAGTAGGGACAGACGTATCAATAGTTCCATTGGCGTTGTACTGCCAGATATCGCCGGGTTGCATAAACCCTTCAAGCATAACCCCTGATGTAATAGCGTCTGTTGGTGCTGGCTTGAACCTTATACGATTCATTCCATAGACGATTACTAAATCAGGGATAGATGCTGTGGTGTCATTCCGTCTCGAATCAAATTGAACAGTTGACCAGTTCATCTGTCGAACACGACTGTAATCACCGGCGTTTAAAAAGTAAATACCGCGCACCTTATAAATATCAGGCGCACAGTATTCATCTTGACCAGCAACTGTATCTAGATATCTGCGGCCAACCAGACAGTCGGTAGACCGTGCTATCTGGTTAGCCATTTCAATCAAGAGCAAGTCCAAGCCAAACGGGTCTTGGTCAGCACCTGTGTTAAACAGATGCCCACCAATAACTCGTATACGTTGTTTTAGATTTGCTCTTGTCATGTGCTTTTATCTAACTACAGGGACTGCGAGCCATCACGGCTAGTTACGAGACCACACATTTTGATTGTGTATGTTGCCGCACCTACTGCGCCAGTCGCCGTGCCATTTAACTGAAACTGCCAATATGGCTTAGTAGAACTAACTGGCAAGTAATAGATGGTTGACACACTAACTGTTGTTGTTGCATTAACCGCTGGGGATATTTCAACAGGACTTGAGTTAAGCGCAAATGTTGTTGCATCAACAGCCGATGATGCAGATGCAAAAATCTGAAACTGCGGAGTTCCACTGTTTGTAAATACAGTAGCACCAGTAGTAACAACAATCTTAGCAAACAGTTCAGACTCACTGAACACACCTGCAAGGTCGGATGACCCCGGTGCTGGTGTGTCAGTCTGTGTTACAAAATCTGCCGCGGCTCCAAGAACCATGTTTGGCGTTGAGAATACATCAGATACTGAGTTATATGCTCCTGCCCCCGCAAGAGTCAAGTTGATTACGGTTTCTAATTTATTAGTAACCGCCGTAGACAACAGTCGTGTACCACTTGCAGTACGCGTTGTAAATTTAAACGATGCTTTAGCGTCTCTAGGCATTTTCTTATTCCTTCTTTATTAAACGGTAACACGGACTTTCATGCGGGCTATTGCACGTGTGTGTGGAATCCACAAGCCAATTCCCCAGTCGAATACGACATTGTGCATAATGCCGTTTTCCTTGGAAAGGCCAAGATACTGTGGCTTGAATGGGCCACTCTGCCATCCCTGCACATATCCTGTTCCATAACGAACAGCGTAGATATGTGTACACTTACCTGCATCACCACTTACACCGTTGTTGAGGTTGTCTGCAATGATAGCCGTTGTACCGTCTGACTTACGTCCAACTGTCCGGATGGTAGCGTTCTTGTACTTCTCGACAGGACGATTATACGAATCCTGCGTGATGTCAAAACCAGCACCAATACCCATGACGCGGATGTTAAGTTCGATACGACGCTTGGTTGCCTCGTTCATGTAGAACACAACACCATCACCATCAGGTGCATTCATGTTGTCAAGAGTTTCTTGCATCTTAAAGATGAAGTTGTTTGCCGTCAATGCACTATTTGTGTAAAGGTCAGCAGACGTACCCGTCAACGCCAAGTCCATTTCAGTTGGAATGTCGTAATCGGTTGGGTTGTCCATGCGATAACTCAGACCCGGAAAACAGTCAACATTACCCGTTGCCGGGTTATTGTTCACGAATTTATCGTTGAAGTCATACGCAAAACCTTCGAGGAAGATTTGTACCTGTGCTTCGATTGGGTCAATGATATTTGTCGGCTGGTCGAGCAGTACGTGGTCAACAAGAATCTTGTTACGAATCAGATACATCTGCTCTTCGTAGGACTTTGGACGACCCTTGACTGCTACTGGCTCAGAGTTTACACCAGTCCAGTTTGGGGCTGGAATGCCGCTGTTGAGGTAGCGCATACCAACCTGCTTGAGGGAAGGGCTGGTATAGAGTGGGATGTCTTTAAGAGCATTCCATGTCTGATGAAGAGACTTTGTAATCTCTTTTACGAGTGGGTCATTGCTTAGAGCGGCATGGTCTGCCAGCGTCAATGCACCATTAAAATCAATTGCCATTGTTTTTTACCTTAGATGTTTTGTCTTCCGCGTGAAATGCCCATTAACTGAGCAAGCGATTGTCGTCCACCTTGTGACTGTTGTTGTCCACCGTTTGATACTGCTGGTCGTGCAGTCTGTGAGTTACTTGTCGGTGTGGGAGCAGTACGTCCGGCTTGTAACTTGGACAGGAGTTGCGGAACCAGTGCCTTAGAGAGTTTTTCAATCTGTTCGTGAATCACACGGGCGGCTACATCTGGCTGAAGTCCATTAGCGATAAGGCTATCCACCGCTTCTGGATTTTGTTTAGCCAAAGGATACTGATTGATAGCAGTAGTTTTCTGCTGGTCAATCATAAACTGACTAACCTGTGACATTGCCTGTTGATACCTAAACCGCTCCAACTCGGCTTGCATCTGCAAGTTACCGGTTGTTGGGTCGACTAGTTCTTGGGCCTCAAGTTCACGGTATCTGTCAACAATCTGTTGTTCTTGAGCCTGTTGCTGTTGCTTGATTATGGTCTGACGGAGGTCATCCGCCGAATTAAATCCTTGCCGCTCAAACTCCTGAATAACATCACCCCACTTTGACAAACGCTCGTTTGCATTGCGGGCCTTATCGTTGACTTCCTTGAACCTGTCATATGGAACAGGGTTTAGGTCTTCTTGCACCTGCGGTTCACTGGTAGGTTGTTCAACCCCCAGCAAGTCATATACGTCATATGACTCTTGGACACCCTGTGTATTTACGTCTTGGGTGTATGATGTGGGTTCGACGTTTTCCCGCACCATGTCCAGAATGGCACTTCCAGCACCATTGTTGTCTGAAGCACCCGTCGGCGAATCGGGCATTTGTGTCGCCATCTCTTCTGACATTTGAATTATTGCTCCCTATTGTTACTTATTGCCAGTCTTTTGCTCTGTCTCAGGGAAGATATTTTTCTCAATACTCTTCTGTGAGATGGAAACCATTGACTTAGCCGCGTCATTCTCTTGTAAGAGTTTTGACCGCTCCCGCATCTTCTGGATATCGGCTTCAAGTTTTGCTCCCTGTTGCGCCTGTATCTTTGTGATATCGAGTTGTGTACGCATCTCTTCGGCCTGTGGGTCAAAGTTAGATGGTGGTGGTTGTTGTTGTGCCTGTGCTTGCTCCATAGCAAACGCTTGCATCTCTTGCATCTTCTGTTCTTGTTGTTGCAGGTGTTCCATAATCATGCTGGTCTCTGGCAACTTAAGCATCTTGATAACAAGCATATTGGTCGACGGGTCTGCTGGGTCTCCGAACAATCCCATCTGCCTGAACGCCATTAGTTTCTGGAGTTTTTGGTCTGGGCTATCTTCCTGAGCAGAACCCGGCACGTATTCAATGCGGTACTGACCGCCTTCACGAATGTGGTCGAACGAAATAACTCCAGTTCGCAGTTCATCGGCTGGTGACCTTCGTTCATCCATTTGTCCGACAAATGGGGCAACCCCAAACTGTGCGGTAAGGGCAACTTCCCATTCTTTGATTTTGGCATTACTAATCTCAATATCTGCACGGATATAACTATGCTGGGTGTTGTCTGCACGTTGCAATAAACGTACGGATTCAGCAGGAGTGCCGGCCTGTGCCATGCCTTGCGACACGTCATGTAGACCAGCAATGTCCATCATGTCTTTTTCAAGCATCTGTAACATCGGATACAAGTCTTGCCCTATACCCGGCGCACGTTGAATCATCGGTGGCTGTGATGCCTGATTGTAGTAAATCTTTCGATATATACGACTTGAATCGTCTACACCATCAGATTGATTGTTGAATGCATCTGCACCAATGCCAGACAGTTTTTGAACCATGACGTAGTCTTTTTGGTTTTCAAACTGTTCCTGCATCCTTGAATAGATGCGGTTGTATGTCTGTTGCAATGGACACAAGTCAAAGCCTAGCGAGTATCCGTATGTGGTTCCGGAACGTGGTTGCCATCTAAGCGGGATGAAAGGGAACTCATCTTTTTTTTCATACAACCAATCTCCTGCATAAAGGAGACACGTGTTTGTACTGACGATGTATCTCCCTTCTGGATACTGTTCGTTTGGTTTTTCCCAGTATTCATAGACAATGGCCGCACGTCGTCGGCTTTCAATCTGATTAAGACGCGCACTGCTTGCAGGAACCCAACCGTTACCGCTACCGTTTCCACCTTCAAGGTACGCATCAACATAAGACCCGTTTGCCCCACTGATTGCATCTGCCGTAACACGCTTTCCGTTATTCCCATAGTTATCTACAAACCACGACAATGGCCGTACAGACGCATGAATCATGTAGCGGATATCTTCATCACGCTTTGCTGTAGGGTCTACGAATACGTCAAAGGCAGGAAGGATTTCCTCACGGACATCACCAATGGACATCTGTTGATATCCTTGTATCTCACCCGTCATTGGGTCAAAGAAAGGAACTGTCTGCACGCCCTTTGCGTCCCAATATACTTTTAGGTACGATGTGCCACAAACACAAGCCCAGCGCACACGTTCTTTTAGTTGCGTCTCTCGCTTAAATTTACGATTAAAGTGATTACAGATGATGTTTGCTTCATCCGATGCATCTTGGTCTCTAGGTGTATCTGACAATGGAATGGCATATGCATCAGGGCTTACCTGTGTAAGTTTGCCTACTACACCATCAATCAATGGCCGCATCTTCTGTACGGTAATGTATCGATTGAGTTCTGTATTGTTCTGCAACGATATTAAGTTACGTGTTTGGCTTGCAATACGCATCCACTGCCTACCCTCAAAAAAGGCAGTAGCCAACGCCCATTCAAGTTCCATTTCTTGTCGCGCCCGGTAGGCTTCTTCAAACGCATTTCTAACAAATGTAACAATTGCGCGCTGTTCGTCGGTTTCTAATTTAGGAGTTTTTTTCCACTCTTGTGCGTTGTGGTCAAGAGTAAGGTCGTCTTCATTTTCAAGGTCATAATCAGTCCCCTCAAAAGAACCGGGCGTTCCTTGTTTTGACGGAGCCTTTAATGCAGTCATTTTTGGACTGTTTGGGCGTAATTTACCAACCAAGTCACCAAGTAAGTCTCCTAATGACATCAGATGTATTCCTTCACGTTTTGCGTACGTGGACTTTTACGTCCAGATATTTCAAGTAGTACCTGCAAGTTATTGATAAATATATACAGTTGAATGCAGTTTACAATCAATGTGAGTAACAGCAACCATTCAAGAAGCATCATATCCAGTCACGCTTTCTGTCTTCATTTAGCCATGATGGCCGGTCGATACGCTTCTTCTCCGTTTCAGGACAAGCCACAGGATACTCACGCCACATTAATCCATACCTGAATGAGTCGATAGCGTGGTCGTTTTTTGTGCCACGGTCAAGTTCCTCTGGGTCACGCGGGTCAGCCATTGCCTTACTAATTTCTTTGATGAGGTTTGGACAGTTTCTGGTGATGCGTAGTTTTGGAACACCTACACCTTCTACCATATGTGTTTTTGTAAGCCATTCCTGCACACGTCGCCATCCTGCCTTACGGTCTTTGACTGCACGTACAGCAGGTAACCCACGTTCCCACCAAATCTCTACAGGGTATTCACCAATGCGTTGTTGAATGTTTTCTGGTGGAAACGTATTAGCCCAGTCAAATGCAATGGCCTCAAGACGTGTATTCCACTTAGCATCAGGGAAACGCCTATCAATAGGCTCTGCCATTCCACGTGAACGCAGTAGGTCTAAAACAAGTTGCGCTTGCGATGATGAGACGTGACCCTTCTCATATACTTCACCTACGACATAGATATTCTCTTTGTCGTCTGAGGCATAGAGTAAGAATGCACAAGGCGCACCTGTACCAAAGTCGTGACTAGCCCAGACGCGCCACCATGGCTGTACGTGGACATTATCAATGACGTGCCACGGTTCACCCTCTGGCCCGTATTCCCTAAAGTCAGGAAAGAATAAGCCACCTACGCCTACCTCATGTTGGCATTCACGCAGGAAGGATATTAGTCCAAAGTCATCTATTTCGCGCTGGCAGATTTCAATAGACTTATGACTCCACGTAGGAATACCACCAGTAATACGGTAACCAATACGTCCATCTTCTTTTTCATCCGTTGTATAAGTCAGATTTTGTATAGCCGGAACGATAGGTGACTGTTGCCTGTTCTGCAACATATCAACCTCGCCACTTAACACCTTTGACATCACGCTGTTTGCGTGTATGCGGTTCTGCACAAAGACAATGGCGCAGTCCGTGCTTTTAGCAGGAAGGATGGTCTGGGTAATAGTCGCTATCTTTTTATCGACGCGACCAACGCTATCGTCAAGTTCGTCAATGTCGTCAAAGATAATAAAATCAGGACGTAGGTAATCCAGTTTGACACCACGTGCGCCTGTGTCGAGGCCAAACGCCAGAACATTAAACCCATTAGCAGTCCGTAACTTACTCGCATTCCAGCCTTTACTGAATCCATATTTATTAACGGCTCTTTCTATGCCACAACGCTCCATGGTTGTTGCAATATCTTGTACGTGACGGTTAGCCGCTTCCTGTGTTGCACAGACGTATAAAAGAAATCGTCTTGTAGCACGAACAGCAATCCGGCTTGCAATAAGTTCCATTGTAGTAGACTTACCACCGCCGCGAAACCAACATTCAATAAGTGCTGGTGGCGGGTCTTTTTGCTTTATCCCATCCGCCCATTCCCATGCACGTATATGATGTTCACCAAGTGGCGATGACGCGGCGTGTGGTGCATATGACTTAAGCCAATGCTTGTAATCTAGTTCTGCACCATCACTAGGAAATGCATTACCGCTATCAAAGTCACCAACTTGTATTGTCTGCTCAAGGTCATCAAGTGCCGCTTCAAGTAAAGCAAGTGTTAGGTCTTTGTCAGGCCTAACGTATTTCTTAAATGCCTTTGGGACAAGTCGTGTATTGACGTTAGTCTTCTTCATCTGCAACCTCTACATCAATAATGTTTTGGTCGGCCTCTGTCTTGTACGTCTTCATCAATCTAGCAACGCCAGCCTTGATAGCGTGTAAGTCATCTGCGTCACGTACCGCGCCTTTGATGATAGACAAGAACTGATTGATAAGACTATAGGCTTGGTCTACCTCAAGGGTATAAGCCTTAGCATGAACCATACGTTGTTCTGATTCAACAATGCCAACACGCCTAGTAATCAATTCAAGGACTTCGTCTGTTGCCTTGACAGAGTTAGCACCTTCAGCCAGCATTGACCCCAGTGCCTTGAATGATTCTTGAAAAGCCGGTAAATCACCTGACTTATAGTCGCGTGCGGCAGATAGATATGTTTCCCGTAGTTCACGTAGTAACGCACCACTGATACCTTCTGTGGCCGCCTCTGCGCGTTGGTCAATGATGGCAGTGATATATGCCGCATCGTCTTTTAGGCTAAACAGTTCAGGGTCGTCACGTAACTCGTTGATACGCGTTAATAGTTGTTGACCAATATTGCTAAAGCGTTTTTTGTTTGCGCTGTTTAATCCATGTACAAAGTTTCCATGTTCATGCACTAGCGATGCACGTCCACCATGATTAATACAGAAGTTGCGGTCAGTTACGGCAGGTTGGTTGCACTCGCCATGACTGACTTTTGCGTTACATAGTTTTACGACAACACCGTTACTGTTAGTTCTGTGACGGATGCCATCTTCGCCTATGCTGATACTCATTCATCGTCCTGCGTTTGCAAGTTAGTGGTATCCCACATTGATTGGCGCATTGCAGGGTTCATCAAGTTGCCTACACGAAAGGTACTATTCATACCTTTAAGCATATTGTTTGCAGTCTTGATTTCACCCATACGCCGAAAAGGAAATACCTGCGGTTGTGTTGCCGCAGGTTCAGGAACTACTGTTTTAGCCATAAGGCTCTCCTATGCTTTGCCCTTAAACACAGTTTGTTCGTTCATCCATTGAGCAAATGCTTGCCGAACACGCTGTTGTTCATTGCCGTCTAACTTTTTAAAGTTATCTGAACCACGGAGCAATCTATCGTATTCTGCTCGTGATTTCAGCCCACCCTTCTCAGGAGTAAGGCTAGTTTGCACTAAAGATACTGCTGTACCAAGCGCATCCCATCCCGGACTAGTTTTGTTTTTACGGAAATAACTAAGTGCTTCACCACTGGGTTCGGCTTTTGCTACAGGTGCTGATTTTTGCTCTGTAGGCGGATTGGCGGTTTGTGATTTAACAGGACTCGCAGTTTGTGTTGCCCTTGGGCTAGGTGCTTGCGGTGTATTCGCCTTACTCGATGATTGAGCAGGTGAGGCCGCAGGTGCAGGTGTAGGTACAGGTCTAGATACACTATTACTAGGCTGTGGTCTAGATGCAGTTGCCGGAGTAGATTTGGCTTTAGTTGGAAGGCCTTGTGTGCCACCCAATGCAGTTATACCAAATTTATTTTTCTCCCCTTCAGAATAATCTGAATATGACATACCTTCAGTTGCCGACTTAGATGCACCAAATTCACCAGACTTTGGTTGATATGTTTTTCCACGCATTTCGGCAACACGTTTCAATTGCTCACCCATAGGCAGATTTTTGTCTTCTGGATAAAGCGTCATATGCTTTCGGTATTCAGACCCCGGCCTGTCTACCAGATTCAACATATCTACCATTCCAGCAACTTGCGGAATACCGGCTTGTCTGGCGGCAGTACCTATCTGTTCTAGTAGTGGCGGAGCCGCATAATAAATTGGGTCATAGTTTCCAACTTCTTTTCCGGCTGAATACTTATTAAGTGCCTGTGTAGATTGGATAGGCGGCTGTTGAATAGGAGTGCCAGATGGCCCTACACTTGCACCAGCCGCCACACGTCGCAAGGCTTCCCGACGAACGGCATCAGCATTAAATGGGCCAATTGCACTTCCACCACGATTTTTTCGCAAAAATTGCGGTATTTGAATATCGAATATGGGATTACTTTCGTCGGGCATATTTCACCTACTTCTTCTTCATCATAAACGCGGGCATCTTCTTGCCCTTGCCGTTAGCCTTCATTGGCATCTTTTTTTCAGATGAGTCCATCGCGGGCATCTTCTTCTCAACGCCCATCATCTCAGACATGGACATCTTTCCTTTTTTCATAGCCATATTCCCCTTCGGGTAAGGCATTCCCATTGGCATAATTACTTTCCTTTCTTTCCTACGCCCATCATCATGGACATTTTTGACTGACCCGGATAAGCGGCGGTTTTTGCGTATGGATTTGCATCAAATGAAGGGCCACCAAAATTACCAGAATACTTTGTTCTCTTAAAGTCGGTTGCTTTATCTGCTTGATACATTGCGTCAGCAAGTCCAACAACACTACCTACTGCATTTAACTTAGATACCATTCCACCACTACCGGGTTGTGCTTTTACTGCTTCTGCACGACTTGTTAAGCGTTCACGTGCAACTCGTGCATTGGAAGCATCACGCCTTGCCACAGTATCTGAAGCACTTCTCTCACCTCTTGCGGAAGCATCATTTCCACTTTGCGCTCGTTTTAATGCCGCCTCTGCTCGCCCAACAGAAAGTGGGTCGCGTTTTGCCGCAGGTACTGATTTCGCCTTCATTAAATCGTCATAGGCTTTATCAATGGCTTTTTGCTCTGCCATATTAATAACTTGACGACTTTTGCGAGTGTCAGTTCCCTCGTCTAGCATTTCAAACACGCCCGCTTTTTTCCGTGTTATAAACTTATCCTGCGGCATAATTACTTCTTCCTTTTCTTTTACTTAATACCAAGACTTTTATTCAGCAAGATAAACGCTCGTTGCTTTCTTACGTGCTACCCCGCCATGCTCAAGGGTTTCAGCCTTAAGCATGTTAGCAGATGATGGAATACCTTTGAGGTTATGTTCCTTCATCTCATTAACCTTTGCCTGTTGCATTGTTGGTAGTTTTTTAAGCCCATGCTCTTCTTGTTCAACACGCAAGACTTTGCGGATTGACAATGAATTTATGCTCTTATTCATGCGTCCCATCATTTGCGGCCAGCCTTTTTCTTGAGGTCTTGTTCCATCAACTTAGACATCTTGCCTTGGCTTGGATACGACGGTTTTTTAGTGGCGGTTTTAGCCATCCAGTCAGTATTGCGTTTTTCAACAGTGTCACTTGTGTTTCGGATTTTATTTACAACAGGTTCCAAGCCGCCGGGTTCATTACGGTCATATCCTTCTTTGATGGCTTGCTTATCGGCTTTGGTATAGGCATCTTGTCCTCCAAGTGGACTAAAGTGTTCATTCATTACCGCTTTGCCCATACTGTCAGTGGCATCCATTGCTTCGCGGTATGAATTATATTTCGTAATGGAGCCATTGGGGTTGCGGACTTTAATTGGATTTTTCTTAAGTCCCTGTGGATATTTGTCTGCCATTACTTACCTGCTTTCTTATTAGTCACACCCATCAGTTTAGACACCTTAGATTGCCTTGGATACGATGGCCCAGAACCAAGGGCCGTCATGCCGTAAACATCTTCCGGTGTATTTTTTCCGTAATTCGTTCGTGTCTTCCAGTCAGCAATTTTAGCGCGTTCAGTATCTTCACGGTCACCTGCTGGTTTAGCACCAAGAAATGCATCTACTACAAATTCAGCAACTGATGTTTTTGGCATAGGGATTTTGTAAGCATCCCGTGATTCAACATTGAATACTTTGTCTTGATAATTTCTAGATTCAAGTGACTGGCCCAACATCCCTAAGTCTAAGTCTGAAATAGAATCTTCTACTGCTGTTTTTTTAAAATCACCTGACAAACCTATTTCACGCATTGGATTCTTAGCATCACGTTCAAGTAACTCACGCAGAGTTGGTTGACGTTTTTTTGGTGGCGGTTTAGCCATCAGTTGCAGTTCCATGCACGCAACGATTTATTGATGCGGCTATCAGGGTCGTTTGCCGTTTTGGCAGAAGTATTTTTGGCTTTCATCCCCGACATACGCGCACAGAATGATGCACGCCGCCCAGCATCTTTATCAGTCTTAGGATTCGGCGCAGGTGGCTTTAGGTTAGAGCCAGTCGTGCGATTAAAATGCGCCCGTCCAGCCGCATTGAGACCACCAGCAGGGTTCTGATATTTCTTTACTACGCCCATGTACGCAGTATCCCGACAATATGCAATGACAGCAAGTGGTAATATCTACATCGACATCACTAGCAATACATACATAAAGGAATCCCATGATTGACTTACAGACATTACCGTTGACGCATCGTCGCATACTTCATTACCTAGCAAAGGCAATGACGGCTAAAGAGATGTCGGAAAAAATGCTTATCCCGGTTCGTACAATTAACTTTCACCTACAAGTTCTATACAGTACGTTTGCTCTCCCGCCGGGAAAAAACCGATTCATCAAACTGTTGATTGCCGCTGGCTATATAGAAGATAAAAACCCCATCGAATGATGGGGTTTCTGGTTTATGCGAATGGGTCGTTTATTTCCCAGTCAGCGGGATTACCGCTTTTATTTGGTGAAGCATCACCACCACTACGTTCACCGGACTTATCAAGTCCGTTAACTTGGTCGGCGACTACATCCCAGATGACGCGCTTAACACCATCCTTTTCGTATTCACGTGACTCGATACGGCCTGTAACACTTACCCGCTGGCCTTTGGTTAGATACTGCCCACAGTAGTCTGCCGACTTTCCCCACACCTTGATGTTGAAGAAGTCGGATGGTGCATCCTTGCCAATACGATTCACCGCAATGCCAAACTCAGCAACCGGTGTATTTGCCGCACCAACGGATTTGACTTGTGGGTCTTTCGTCAGTCGTCCGACTAGACAGATTCTATTCACTTGACACTCAACTTAGCCGAAAGGTCTGCAATAACAAACTCGGCAAACTCAATTACAAATTTAGCAGGTATCTTTACCGTGGTGCTTTGAAAGGCACTTGTAAGAGATGTGTATGCATCCATTGGACTTAAGTCCTTGACGTGACTTTGTGTTTCTACGTTGTGGATATCGTACCGAATTCCACTTGGTGTGGAGCGCATAGAGACCTCAAGGTCGCTATGGGTGTTGGCGCGTAGTAAAATCATTTCTGTCCCCCTATGTCATTATTGACAGTAAAGTGTACAGCACATATTGAGGATGTGCAATAACTTCTTCTTGCGTCAGCAACACTAACACTATCGATTCTAAGATGTAGTCAATGTCTACATTTACCTTAATAATCATTTGTTCCAATTTGCTTCATTGACTACTTCGCCATCAATCGTATACATCGTCATTTTTTCCGCTTTGACGAAATAGGGAATAGAACACTTTGTTGTATACGTTGCCGACTCCACATATATAAACGATTGGTCTAAATAGGCTGTTTGTACTAAGCGTACAAGTTTGTCACCTTCTTTTGAATGATACACACCCAGCCGTCCTGACTCGTAAAGTCTAGGAGTATTTAAAACCTTACTGATAATCCAGCCCATCACAAATGCAATACATCCAGTCATTACAATAATCAATGTCATGTCAATCCTCCTACCAAGCAATAATATCAGTTAGTGTCAATGTTGACACTACTATTGTTCCTGTGACTATAGTCCATTTGATTATAGTTAATTGGGGTCTCATATTTGATAGGGTGTGGGTACTAAATATGAGACCCCCGTGGCTACCAAATACGAGACCCCGGGGTAGGAGATTTGAATGAGTAGGTCAATGCGTCCTATTGCCAATTTGGCAGTAAAACTATCTATTGATAATGAAGGCGTACAGGAGGTAGGGCAGAACCGCGGCGCGCCGGTAGAGGCCTATCAGGCTAGTTGTGTACCGCCTCTTCCTGCGGGTTCACCGTGGTGTGCCGCCGTTATTCGCTTTCGGCTAAAACAAGCCGCTACACAACTCGGCCTTACCTACGATGTTACATTTCCACGTACAGGATGGACTCCTGATTACTCACGATGGGCTAAAGGCAACAATAAGTGGATATCTATCAATCGGTTAAAAGCCATCAAGAATGACAAAATTGAAGATGTAATATTGCCGGGTGATTTGACTTGTTTTTATATGTCGCATCTTGGGCGTATAGCGCATATTGGAATGGTAGTTCAAGTGCATTCATGGGGAGTTGAAACCATTGAAGGTAATACTAGTCCTGAACCTAGTGATGAGGGTAGCGTTGAACGTGATGGCGACGGTTACTATTTCAAAGTCCGAACATGGGACGAACTAGGCAAGTATGGCGGGATTATCCAAATAGACTTCTAAAGAAAAACCCCCGTTGATTCGGGGGTTTGTTTTTACTTTTACATCTCACCACGGGGATGATATTCATCGTCTAACTCATCGTATGTTGCACGTGGCTCTTCAAGTGTCGTACATGAAACAAATGAGTAATAACCCAGTAGCAAGTGATGATTATCTCTACATTCACCATCGGGGTAAATAACGTCCTTACGTTGAGTAAAGAGAGCAAGAACTTTTGCGGTGTCAGGACTAACGATGTAAAAAACATCCGGTTGCTCCGTAATGTCTTTAAGGTTAATCACGTCTTCCAATGGCTCAAAGACAACGTAGTTGTTGTCTAGTTCTTTCTTCTTGCCGTAACCCCAGTCAACGATAACAACCGGCTCATTGAGCAAATTGATTATTTTTGACTGAAACGTAATTTCCTGATGTGGTGTTTTCATAGTTACTCCTAAATTGACAAACAGGGCAGGTAAAAAACGCAAAATACCTACCCTGTTGCACGTTGTAGCGTGGCGGTACTACAGGTTACAACGTGTCCTGTAGTGTATACTCTACTGTAAACATTTGCAAGGTGGAAAAGTCTATGGCGTGTGTAGTTGAGATAACGACGTGGTTGCGCGGTAACTCGAAAGATGACAAAACCGCGTCTGTATTACAGAAAAAAAAAGTGCGGCTTGAGTGCAAACCTGAAAATCAATCAAGCGTGA